AAATTAAGCAATGGAAAAAGTATTAATAATCGGAGCCGGTGTAGCGGGCGTAAATGCTGCAACAAAATTAGTAGATAATGGTTATATTGGTGAAAAAATTACCATTATTGATATGGGTAATGACCCATATAAGCGTAAACCAGAAGAAGTCATGACAGGCTTTATGGGTGCTGGTGGATGGTCAGATGGTAAACTTACTTACCATACATCTATTGGTGGCCACATGTCAAAGTATTGTGGTGATGAGCGTGCAATGGAGTTAATGGATGAAGTAATTTCTAATTTTAGAAGATTCCACCCCAAACCTGAAGTTATTCAGTGTTCACATCCTGTAGAAGAGCCAGAGTTTATTAAACCTTATTTTGGTTTGCGACTATTCCCTGTATGGCACATTGGAACAGATTACCTACACGAGATTGGTAAAAATTGGTATGAATACCTTCGTTCTAAAGGCGTTAAGTTTATTTGGAATAATAAAGTTAATAAAATCGAATTTGACAAAAACAGAGCTTACTACAATAATGTAGACAATCCACGCCCTGCAAGTAGTATTGAAATGTATGATCGTTTGATTTTTGCTGTTGGTAAGTCTGGTATTGATTTTGGTAAGCATCTTATTGAATCAAATGACCAACCTACTGAAGCTAAGCCTGTACAAATTGGTGTGCGTTTTGAAGCTCCCCAAAAACATTTCCAAAAATTGATTGATATTAGCTATGACTTTAAGCTATATCGTAAATTTGAAGACAAAGGTGTTTCCCTCAGATCATTCTGTACAAACAACAATGCAGCGTTTGTCGCTGTTGAAGAAACATATGGTGATCACAGTTATAATGGCCATGCTAAAAAAGATGAAGCATATCGTAACGATATGACTAACTTTGGTATCCTAATGGAAATTAGAGGTATTGATAAGCCATTTGATTGGTCACGTGAAGCAGTTAAAAAACTTCAAATCAATGGTACTGGTACTTATTATTCACCTAGTAAGCGAGTACCATCTAAAACAAGTGAAGGCGATTATGTCAAGACAGAAGTTGTAGATAGTATGGATATCTTATACGATGCTATTGGTGATAATGCAACTTATATTGTTGATTTTATTGAAGATATGCAAAAAGTATTCCCAACATTAGGTAACGATTGGGGTATTTATATGCCAGAAGTTAAATACCTTGCACCAGAACCACTTGTAAATTATGATGATTTATCCCTTCAAGAAATACCAAATGTTCACTTTGTAGGTGATGCTCTTTCAGCTAGAGGCATTACAGTAAGTGGTGCTCAAGGAACTTATGTTGCTGATACTATTTTAGAAGAACAAACTAAATTTGATCACTTAGCAGATGCTACTTATATTGGTGGACTAACAATGCCCTCAGAAAAAAACGAATATTGGAAATCATTATGAATCAAGAAGAAATTAACGATCACATCCGAAGACAAAATGAAATTATGGGAAAAGAAGATTTTCCTAAGTCAAGAAAAATGAAATCACCTGATGGTACTATAGCATACATTTGGGATAGTAAACTCCATAACTGGGAAGGACCAGCTCTTATACCAGAGGGTGATAAACGCAAAAGAGAGTATTATATTTATGGCATCCAGTATTCAGAAGAAGAATGGAAAGAAAGAAAACGTGACGGTAAGGGTTTGCCATGGTATAAAGACCCAAGATTTAAATCAAGAACAGCAGGATAATGAAAATTGGACTTACAGGAACTATGAGTGTTGGTAAAACAACATTAGTTAAAGCTCTATCTGAGATAGAACAATTTAAAGGATATACTTGTACTACTGAACGTAGTCAATATCTTAATTCACTAGGTATTCCCTTAAATCATGCTACAACTATTGAAGGCCAAACTATATTTTTAGCAGAGCGTGTAACAGAATTAATGCAAGACTGTTTAATTACTGATCGTACTGTTATTGATGTTATGGCATTTACTAATTGTGCTAAAAAAGTAAGCTATATTGACGGTGATGCTTTTGCTGATTATGCTTCGCGGTTTGTTAGACAATATGATTATATATTTTATATCTCTCCTGAGGGAATGGATGTCGAAGATAATGGGGTTCGAGAAACAGATACTACGTATAGAGCAGAAATTGACAATGAAATTAAAAAACTTTTAAACAAATATCGTCCGATTTATTTTGAACTCAAAGGAACTACCAATGAGCGAATCAATCAGATGATGAATATAATACAATTTTAATATGAAATTATGGAAATGGATAGTGGGACTATTTGCAGCTATTGGTGGTGCTGCTGCGATAGCTTCCACTCAAAAGAAAAAAGCCCACGAAAAAAATGTTAAAGAAAACCAAAAACAGGTCAAGCAGGTACAAGCTAAAACTAAACAAGTTCAGCAACAAAAAGCTGAGACTAAAAAGGCAATTACTACTCAAAAGAAAAAAGTAACTACTGCTAAAAAGCAAGTTAAAAATACAAGTAGTGCTAAAAAGACTGCAAAAAGTTTTGAACAAAAATACCGCAAGCCAGGTAGACCAAAAAAGAAATAATGAAAAATATATTAGTAACTTTACTCTTAGGGTTATCTAACATATGTTATTCACAAGATACTCTTCGAATTCCCGCTACGGAACTTGAAGAGTTCTTCTTGGCTCTAGATACCCTTGAAATCCAAGACTCAGCTAAAGCAATATTAATTACTGAACTTGAGCGAACTATTAAACTATATGAACTCCTCGCTGAACAAGACAGTTTAATTATAAAATTTAAAGATCAAGAAATATCTTTACTAAACGACCAGATTCAACTTCATTTAGATTACATAAATGAAACTGATAAGTGGTATAATAAACCCTCAGTAGGAGTTACAGCTGGTGTGTTAGGTACTATATTTTTAATACAAGCTTTAGATTATACGCTGCCTGACTGATTTTTGTATATTTATTATTGTTAACAACAATACTTTTGCAAAATGAATAAAGCTGATATCAAGCAAATTATATTTGAAGAAATTGAAGCCGCTATTAAGGAGCTAAACGAAAACATGTCTCCTGAAGATTTAGCAGCAGATTCTCGTCCTGAAGAAGACGACATTACACCTCCAGGTATCGAAGATATGTCACCAGATCCTATATTTGGTGCTGATCCTTCATATGTTGAAGAGGAAGAATTATCTGAGATGCCCCGCACCTCAAATAAATTCAAACTCAGCCAGGATGCTGATATGAAGCAAGTCCTCCAATTTATGCAACGCGTAAATAACAGACTTAAAACATTCAAATCACCAGGACAAAAGCGCCCTAAAAAGCGTTTTACACCTGAAGAAATGAAATCGTTAGCAACAGCAATGCTCAACCCAGAAGGATTTACTTCTAAAGACGTAATTGCTGTTACCTCATATAACAGCCCCGCTCAAGCAAATAAATTTTTAAAAGCGCTTGAAATGAAGGGCTTAATTACATTAACCTCACAACTTAAAAAAGCACAAGAACCAGCTCGCGATCCTGATGCCCCTGAAACCAGAGGTAGAAAACGCAGAGATGCTGAATTTGATATGTCAGATGATCCTACAATGATGGACTTCGGGGATTTTGATGATTTAGATTTAAGTGACCCACTAGCAGAAACTAAAGCAACCATGACAAACTTAGAAAAGTACATTAAACAGCAAATCAAAGAAGCTAAAAATCCATTAGCTAAAAAGATGAAAGAAATTGAAAATCAAGGACGCGTTGCAGCGCTTGAAACTAAATTAGCTGCTATTGCCGAAATGATTGAAGAAACAGAAGGTCGTTTAACTCGTATTGACGAAGATAACGAGTTTAGAGACATGATGGATAAAAACGCTGTTAAAGAAGTTCGTAAGCAACTTAAAGAACTTGAAAAAGCTAAAGGTAAGCTTGAAAAAGAAAGAGCTAAATTAGAAGGTAAAGTCGAAAAAAAAGAAGTAGTTGATGAAGACTTGCCCGTAGCTGAAGACGCAGTAGAAGAAGATGCTATAGACGCAGCTATTGATGAAGTTGAATTAGAAGAAGATAACTTTGCACTTAATGAATCAGTTAAGCGTATGCAAAAATTAGCTAACCTAAAAGGCTAACTTAACTAAATATAAAATTTAAGGGGACTTCGGTCCCCTTTCTTTTTAGCTACGTATATACGATGGCAGACATTAAAGCAATTATAAAACAAGGGATATATAAAATAATTTCTCCTAGTGGAAGAATATATATAGGTCAAACTATAGATATAGCAAGGAGATTTAAAGAATATAAAAATTTAAGGTGTAAAAGCCAGCCTAAACTTTACAATTCATTAAAAAAATATGGGCCTGATAAGCATATTTTTGAAATATTAGAAGAGTGTCCTACAAACTTTCTTTTAGAAAGAGAAATTTTTTACAAAAAATTATTTAATAGTGTAGAAAAGGGATTAAATTGTGAACTATATGATATAGGTAGTGGTGGTCCTAGGTCTAAAGAAACTATAGCTAAAATTTCTAAAAGTCAAAAAGGAATTCCAAAGAAAGGTGGATGGCATCATAGTAATGAATCCAAAAAACTTAAAAGCGAATTAGCTAAGGGTAAACCTAAACCTAAAGGATTTGGAAAAAAAGTAGCCCAAGCTAAAGCTAATAACCCTAATTTAGGGGATAGTTACAAAAAAAGAATCATAGACCTTAATACTGGAAAAATCTATAATAGTTGCACAGAAGCAGCACAAGATTA